CAAGTTCATTGAGGACAAAGACACGAAGAACGCTCTAGCTCACCAGATTAGCACGATGGCAGAAGTCCATGCCCAAGAATTAGCGAAGGGACAGTTAGAAGTAAATAAAGTTGAGGCCGCAAGTAGCAGTATGTTTGTGGCTGGGTGGCGACCCGCTGTAGGCTGGGTGTGCGTACTGGGCATGGCTTCAAACTTTATTGTAATACCTATGGCAAACTTTGGTCTTGCGTTAGCCGAGTCGGGCATTGTTATACCACTGATCGAGACATCTACAATGATGCCGGTGCTAATGGGTATGCTCGGTCTTGGAGCTATGAGGTCTGTTGAGAAAGTGCAGAAAGTGAGTCGAGAGAAATGATCTTACCCTTTCCTATGCCGCAAGTTAGTGATGAAGAGCGTCTTCGTGTTTTAATGTTAAAACAAAAGACGGAGATAGAGGCACAACGTATTATAATCGAGAAGTTAAAAGAAAGAGTTGATAAGCTAAATGAAAACTAGTGGCGAGGGCATAGCCCTTATTAAAAAATTTGAGGGCTGTAGGTTAGATGCATATCAGTGTAGTGCGGGAGTATGGACAATCGGTTTTGGAACAACTAAGGGAGTTAAAGAAGGAGCTACCTGTACGCAGGACGAGGCTGAGACTTCACTTGCAGACGACCTATTTAAATTTGAGAAGATTGTACACAAACAGGTCAATGTACCTCTTCAGCAGCATCAGTTCGATGCGCTCGTGTCTTGGGTATACAATCTTGGTGGAGGTAACCTTTCTGAATCTACTTTACTGGTTCGTATCAATGACGATACTGACAGCAGCCGTGCTGATATACCCCATCAGATAAAGCGTTGGAACAGGGCTGGAGGTAAGGTGCTAGACGGACTTGTTAGACGTAGAGAAGCAGAAGCATTACTATGGCAGAATAAAGACTGGACTAGCATATAGGTGAGTTATGCCCCTACAAAAATTATTACTAAAACCCGGAGTTAACCGCGAGAATACACGGTATACCAGTGAGGGTGGGTGGTACGAAAGCGACAAGGTACGGTTCCGTCAAGGCATGCCCGAAAAGATTGGTGGGTGGGAGCGTATATCCTCTAGTTTCTTTTTAGGTGTATGCCGATCATTACATTCGTGGGTAACTTTGGTTAACCTAACTATAACGAGTGTAGGCACACATCTTAAATACTATATAGAAAACGGTGGAGCGTATTATGACATTACGCCTCTACGCGCTACTGTTACCCTTTCAAACCCGTTTGCAACTGTTAGTGGTTCTGCGACTGTTACCGTTACTGATGCTAATGGAGGGTACACTAATGGGGATTTTGTTACCTTTAGTAACGCTTCTGCCGCAGGGGGGCTTACTCTAAATGGTGAGTTTCAGATAACTTTTACTACGGGTAACACCTATACGATTGTAGCGGCCTCAACTGCTGGTTCGTCTGCTACAGGTGGTGGTACAGTCACGGCTGCTTATCAGATTAATACCGGAGTAGCTTTAGAATCCCCTTTAGTAGGTTGGAGTGCCGGTACATGGGGAGAAGGTACATGGGGCAACGGTGGGGCTAGTACAGAGAGTCTTCGTATATGGAGCCAAGGTAATTTTGGAGAAGACTTAATACTTGGGTTTAGGGGCAGTCCTTTGTACTTCTGGGACGCTTCTGAAAACACTCCCCTAGATAATCGTGCTACGTTACTTAGTGCAGAAACTGGTGCATCTAACGTACCTACATCACAGAACATAATACTTGTATCAGATATTAATAGATTCGTGTTTTGCTTCGGTGCTAATACGTTAGGCACTACTACTCAAGACCCTATGCTTATTAGATGGTCTGACCAAGAAGATGCTACTAACTGGACACCTACTGCAACAACACAGGCAGGTGATCTTAGGTTGTCCCGTGGTTCCGAGATTATTGCAGCCGAGCAGACTAGACAAGAGTTATTGGTGTGGACTGATTTCTCCGTATACTCGTTACAGTATGTTGGCGCACCTGTTGTATGGGCAGCGCAGCTTGTAGGTGAGAACGCATCTATTATGTCTCAGAACAGCGTAGCTGTTGCCGACAACGTGGCTTATTGGTTTGGCAAGGACAAGTTCTACATGTATGACGGGGGAGTAAAAGTACTGCCGTGTAACGTAAAGCGGTACATATTTGACGATATAAACCGTGACAATATTCAACAGATATTTGGTAGTACCAACGAGGGATTTGATGAGATATGGTGGTTCTACCCATCTGCTAATAGCAATACTAACAATAGATATGTAGTGTATAACTACGTGCAAAAGATATGGTACTACGGTACGTTATCCCGTACAGCATGGTTAGACTCCGGCATACGTGACTTCCCTTTAGCTGCTACTAACAGCAATAACCTAGTACAACATGAGGTAGGGTTAGACGATGCCGAAACTGGCACCACAGCGGCTATAACAGCCTCTATTACGTCTGCCCAGTTTGACCTAGATGATGGGCATAAGTTTATGCTAGTGTCTCGTATGGTTCCTGATATAACTTTTGATGGATCTACCGCTGACTCTCCCGCTGTTAGTATGTCTTTATCTGCGTTGCAAAACTCAGGGTCTGGGTTTAATTCTCCGTTATCCGAAAGCGGCAACAGTGGGGGGTCAGTAACTAGGACAGCTACATCTCCTGTTGAGAAGTTTACAGAACAGATATTCCTGCGTGTACGAGGTAGGCAGGTAAGTTTTAAGGTAGAATCTACGGCACAAGGAGTAACGTGGCAGTTAGGCTCACCTCGCATTGATATGCGCCCTGATGGGAGAAGATAATGTCTACAGACTGTACGAACTACGGAGTAGAGTTTGTTGCTCCACTCCTGCCTAGCCCCCCTAACGAGTACTCTAGATTAGAGTTTGAGAAGTTTAACAACGCTCTACGTCTGTACTTTAATCAACTAGACAAAGCCCTACGTAACGATACGCTCGTGCTTCAAGCTGAAGCTACTAGCTGGTTTATAAGCTAATGGCTAATACATACGTAAACGCAAAAGTCGATCTAACCGGAACGGGTGTAACTACACTATATACCTGTGCAGCGTTAACCACGGGCATCGTAAAGTCTATATTGGTATCAGAAGACTCTGGTAACGCAGACACTATTACCGTGACGCTAACTAATGCCGCTGGCGCGGTGTTTAGCTTGTTTAAGGTTAAAACCGTTGGCGCTAATACTGCTGTAGAGCTACTGACCGCCCCGCTGGTAGTACAGACAGGCGAGATACTAAAAGTAACCGCTGCTACTGCCAATAGACTGCACGTTGTAGCTAGCATACTTGAGATTACATAATGGCTGATGAGAACGTAGAAAATACAAGCTCTTACTTAGACCTTTTAGAAGGAGGAGAGTTTGAAACTTATATACCTCTTACATCTGAGACTCAAGCGTATCTAGATTGGGAGTCTACAGCTTCTCGTGATCGTTTTTCTGAAGAGTATGCAGAAGAGCGTTTTCCAAACCGAGGGCAGTATGGGTCAGGTAATCTGGCTTTACCTGAGTGGTTTCCTCCTGAGTACGCAGCTTTTGCTAATACGATGCTAAATAGTAGTATGCCCAGTGTTTCCTCTATGCCAGACGTAGACGAGATTTACGGTGATCCTGATAATGATATTGGAGACCTTTTAGCTCAAGCAATGGAGTATTCGGTAGGAACTCCGCCAATTATAGGTATAACACCTGAAGATACCCTAGCTAAAAATACTACGTCAGAAGATTTTTGGAATCCTGAGTTAGAAGTGCTTGTCCCTAACCCTAATTTTGACGCTAGCACTTTACCCAGCCAGTTTGATCAAGTAGTTAACAATACAACTACTTTGTATGACCCTACTAAAATAAGAACCTTGTCGGGAGAGACTATTGCCGAACAAGATTGGTTTACGCCCGAAAAAGAAGAAGTGTTACGTACATATTTTGCTGACGTTGTAAACGCCTCTGACCCTAATTTCTTTCAAGATATACCATCTATGTCTAAAGGAATTGCATGGGGGGAATTTGTAAAAGCGTTACGTGCTGGAGTAGATCCAGATGCATTATGGGGGGAACTAGAAAAAGTAGCAGATAAACCTAACGAGTATTGGGAAAATGCTAAAGGATTAAACTCAGTCTTTGCTGAAGGAAATGTTGCATATAATGTTCAAGTTATGACGGCTGAACGTTCTATAGAAATGTTTGATGAGTTTACTTATAAACTTGGAGAGCTACGCGCTACCGACCCTGACATATACCAAGAGATTTATGCATACTTACCTATCGAGGACAAATTACTGTATTTGAGTGATTTGCAAAGTAAGGGGTCTTTAACAAAAGAAGAGTACGAAGGGCTTTACATACAAGAAGTTAACTCTAACTACGATCCAGAGAAAACGCCTGATAACTATAAATTTGTAGAAATAGAAGGGGAAGTATACTTAGACACGTCTGGGTCACGAGAGTTAATTCCAAGCATGGATTTAATAAATGCTAATTTCTACCCTGATGATACGTCAGATGACCCACTTACTAAATATAAAAACTCTCAAGATGTAGGTCGTGCAGCCAACGGTTTTGGTACAAGAACAGACGACTTTGACCCTAGTTTCTTTGATACTCTTGATCCTATTGTGAACATAATAACTATGATTCCGGGGATTGGGCCGATAATAGGTGCTACTTATACAGCTATTAAAGGACTATCAGGTGAGACTTTACACACGTCTGACTGGCTACGTGCTGCCCCCGGAATTATTGACGGTATAAATGTACAGTTAGCTAGCGCCGTGCCTCCAATACCGCCTATACCTACAACTTTAGGAGAGGTTTTCCCTAATTTACCACTACCCTTTGACGTTACTCTTGAAGTAGGCGGGGGTGCCGGTGCTGAAATGACACGGGAAGATGGCGGGCCTTTTAGTATTTCTGATCTTATTATACTAGGAGATGCAGTACTTAACGCCCCTTCAGATCCAGTTAACCCTTATAACCCTGATGGGTCACCAAAAAGAGGCAAATACGGTAACATATTAACTCGTGAAGAAATTAGAGCTTATGAATCAGGCACTATGGTTCAGCTAGGCACTACGATGACACAGGCTGGTGTACCTGTACCGGAGGGTGCATTTGAAGTAGATCCTCAGACAGGTATGTTTACAAACTTAAACGGCGAATCTGTAGGGTTTAAAGAGATATTTATAGCTGCACTAGATTTATTTAGAGAAGAAAAACCTAAAGAGTTTGCTGTAGAAATTGTTAGAGCTAGCGAGAATGAAGATACAGCACAGTCTCTAAGTCAAATTTTAGGGGCGGCTGTCTACAATACGGCTCAGTTTTTAGTAGATGACTCTAAACAAGAAAAACTTTTTGGCGGGGAGAATAGTGCAGCACAACAAAGCGTAGCTATGATCTTGTCATCAGGAGGCGAGCTATTAGGCACCTTAAATGCTTTGCTAACTATTGGAGATAAGTACCCTGATAATACAGAAATAGCAAAACTAGCTAATAATTTAATCGCTTTAGGAGATAGCTCTAATACAGATAATGTTAAGCAAGCACTAGAAAATTTAGACAAAATGCAAGAAGAGTATGTAAAGGAAGACTTGTTTGATAATGAGATTGGGAACTCTATGGCTAATGCTGCTAAGTTTTATTGGGGAGCAGCAAAAGAAAATCCTTTAGGTGTAGGTGTTCAAATTGGTCAAGAGATTATCCAAGAAGGTGTACCTCTTGCAGTAGGGGCATTAGCCGCAAGTGCTGCATCTGTAGTATTAGGGCCAGCCGCTGCCGCAGGAGCTATATCTGCCGCTACCGCTAAAATAGTAAGTAAGTTTGTAGGACTGTCAACGGCGGCAGCTACTGATATAGCTGAAGCTGGGGGAGGCGCGGGCAAGCAAGCATTTGACAGTTATTTAGGCGCTCAAAACGAAGTAGAGTTTAAAAGAATACAAGATAGTTCCGAGTTTGCGAAGTTTAGGAAAACTGCGGATGCCAACGGTAATTACCCTAGTGCAGAACAACAAAAAGAATACGTTAGTAATATACTTGAAAGTAAACAAGACGAGTTTAGAGAAAATGCTGCTGCGTTAGTGCCAGAAGCTGTTGGCATGGGTATGGCTTTAGCAACAGGGTCTTTAGCACTTGGAGGACTAGCTGCCGATAAGTTAATAATTAAAAAAGTTCTTGGAGACAATGTAACTGAATATTTAACTGAAGGCATAAAAAAAGTAGCTAAAGAAGCTGGTGAAGGGGCAGGTGCTTTAGGAAAGGAAGGTCTTAGTGAGTATGGAGAAGAGTTTTATATAGAAGGGTTTATAAAAACAGTAGCAAAAAATAACTTTGACCCTTCTATAACTACTGAAGAAGTTTTTGATTCTGCTGCTCATGCAGGTACTCAAGCCGCTGTTGTAAGTGCAGGAGTAACAAGTGGATCATTAGCGGCAGCTTCTTTACTGTCAGACTGGAACCCCAAAGTTGCCGAAGCTATGCAACGTAACCCCGATGGCTCTCCAAAATTAACTGCGGAAGGTATTACGCAGGTTATGGAAGATGCGGGTATAGATATAGAAAGTTTTCCGCGTGTACATGCAGTATTGCTAGATAACGTATATGACGAAGCGTATACCTCTCCTCAAGAAGCCAACGAAGCATTTGTTGGATTAGACTACCAACCCACATCCGCAGAAATAGATGCATATATAGGTAATGAGTTTAACGATGAAAGTCTTGGAAGTGCTATAGACACATATGTAGACCCACGGCAGTTAACCCCTGATGAAGTAAACGCATGGGCTGCATCTAATGGTATTACACTAACAGATGACCAAGTTGCAGAATTAGCCATACAGTACCCTGACTCTTTTAACACCAATGACAGGTTACTTGATTTGTTGGGAGACGGCACAAAAGTAACAGATCTTAACGGAAACAATATACCTGATGGCTTTGAAACTGGTGTAATTGATGTAACTGATGGCACTAAGGGTGTAGATACAGATGAGGATGGGGTATTAGATGAAGATGATGCTTTTCCTAACGACCCCTCTGAAAGTGTAGATACAGACGGCGATGGGCTTGGTGATAATAGCGATAAGTACCCTAACGACCCCTCTGAAGATGGATTAACTAGCATTCCCAATGAAGATACAGGAGGAACTGATGTATTTGACAATAATGGAAACCGTGTTTCTAGTATAGATGGTCAAGGTAATACCACTACGTACAACGATGATGGTTCTTCAGAAACTAAAAACTCAGACAATCAAGTTACTAGCACCACAGATAGTGGAGGTGATATAACCACTTACCAATACAACGGTGATGGTTCTTACTCAACTACAAACTCTACCACTGGAGTACAGACTAACTACGATCCAGACGGAAAAGTGATTCCCCCTGATGATAATGAAACTACTACTACAACTACTGGAGGAGACGGCAGTACTACTACTACAACTACTGGGGTTGACGGTAGTACAACTGTAGTTACTGACGATGGTAAAGGCACTGTAACCACTGTTGTAACTGATAGCAATGGATTAGAAACTACTAATAGCACAACTACTAACACTGGCGATGGCAATACAACCACCACCAATAACATAGACAACAGCTCTACTACTAATAATACCTACAACACAGACAACAGCACTACCACCAATACTACTACCAATACTACTAATGTAATTAACTATTATGGTTTAAGTGCAGATAGCCTAACAGACGTAGAGGAAGGAATTAAAGACTTAATAGCGGCAGGGCTAACCCGCGACCAAGCTATAGAGAGCATTGCTACCCAATTAGGTATTACAGAAGGTAATATTCTTGATGCTATTGATACCCAAACAAGTACTATTACCGATGCTATTGACGACCAAACAACTACGCTTCAAACAGATATTGACGACCAAACAACTACGCTTCAAACAGATATTGACGACCAAACAACTACGCTTCAAACAGATATTGCAGGTTCTACAGATGCTATTCTAGAACGGTCTAATGAAATTGAGTCTGCCGGTATAGCGCGAGATCAAGCTCTTAGTACAGCTATTAACGAAGTATCTACACAGCTAGGCACTACTAGAACAGAACTGTTAAACCGTATTGGTGAGACAGAGCAGACCCTGCTTACTAGGCTTGGAGAAGTAGAAAGCACTGTTATTCAAGGGCAACAAGAACTAGGCGAAGATATTCAGTTAGTAGCCGATTACGTGGGTAAAGACGTAGGGCAAGTAACTGATGCTGACATAGATTTTGTTGCAGATGTCATAGCTCAACAAGAAGCGAATACAGAATTAGCAGTTCTAACCCAACAACAACTACAGTATGATGTAAATGACGATGGTGTGATTGACATAAACGATCAGACCATGTTAGAACAAGCACAGGCTGGGCAAGACGTTGACTTTGCACGTATGTTTAACCCAACAGGGTTATACGAAGTAAACCAACAAACGCAACAAGATATACAAACAGCACAAGATTTAAACACGCAACAAAATTTAAATACACAACAGCAGATAGAATCTACCCGACAGCGGGGTAACGAAGAAGAACTACTTAGAGATATTTTAGGATCTTCAGATTTAACTGGGGGTAAAGCTAGTACTCAACAAATGGGTACGGCAAATATAAATTACTTGTACGATATAGGTGGAGATAGTGTATTTGCCCCTAATGCAAGAACAAATTTATTTAGCCCTTATGGGGCTAGCAATGTAGTGCCAGCTATACAACCACAAGCACGGCAAATAAGACAGCAACCAAGAGCCGCAGCGCAGGGTGGATTGTTAAGTAGAAATAACGAATTGCTAAGACTATTAGGAGAAGACTGATGGGATGGTGGGAAGGTTTTAAAAGTGTCGGTACTCAGGCTTTAAATACTGTTAATAGCACTCAAGGAGGCCAAGCAATTGGAAATGCTCTTGTAGGAGTAGGGTCGGGATTGCTGGCAAAAGAGTTAGGGTTATCTCAACCTAATATACCTAATGTAGGTTATCAAGGCGGTATACCGTCTTACGAAGTTGTGCGAGATCGTGTACCTACTGACCCTAATCGGCGTAGAGGTGGGGAGAACCAAAGGTACTTTACCGATACTCAGTATGCAGAAAAACCGGGGGGCTTTAAAGAAACAACGCCTCCTAGTATTGCAGAAGCACAAGCAAGAGCCGCTACACAACGCGCTCAACTACAGCAACGTAATATAGCTCCTCAAGCTATGGCTATGGGGGGTATTGCTAATGCAAACCAAGGCTACTACCTAGGTGGTACTACTGACGGTATGGCTGATCTAGTACCTGCAACTATTGATGGTGCACAAGAAGCACGTCTAAGTGATGGTGAATTTGTTATACCCGCTGATGTAGTAAGTCATTTGGGTAATGGTAACTCTGATGCAGGTGCGAAAGAACTGCACGGCATGATGGATAATGTACGTAAAGCGCGTACTGGTAACCCTAAACAAGGCAAGCAAATAAACCCTAATCAGTTTATGCCTAAGATGGCGCAGGGTGGCATTATGAACCTGCAAGGTGGTGGGTCTGTTTACCAAAATGTTGTACCTAAAACTAATTTTGGTACTGGTGATGGAGTAGCAGTAGCTGACACAGATATTAAAAGTACTCCTACAACTGCTAATATGGGCAACACAGGAGCGAATAATCCTGAAAATCAAATTGCTGGTTCAGAGTCTTCGCTATCTAATTACGTAGGGCCATACGTAACGGACATGTTAGGTAAAGGCGCTGCTTTAGCTGAGACACCTTACCAAGAGTTTCAAGGCCCACTTACTGCTGGAGTTTCTGATCTACAGCAACAAGCCTTTACAGGCATTGGTAATTTACAAACTCCTACTAACATGGGAGTTAACAGGTTTGATTCTGCCGCTGCTACACAATATATGAACCCATATTTAATGGCTTCTATTAATCCTCAGTTAGATGAAGCTAGGAGACAGTCAGAAATACAACGCATATCTGATGCAGGTAGATTAACTAAGGCAGGGGCTTTTGGAGGCTCACGGCAAGCGGTTATGGAAGCTGAAGGTAATCGTGCGTTAGGGGATCGTATAGCTGATATAACAGGACAAGGATACGCTTCTGCTTATGATAGAGGATTAGCGCAGTTTAACCAAGAGCAAGCCGCCCGTAATAACTTTGGGTTTGAAGTCCTTGGTGGGCAAGGTACGGCAGGTGACAAACAACGTAATATAGAACAACAGGGTATTAGTGCCGATATATCTCAGTTTGAAGAAGAAAGAGATTTCCCTTACAAACAAGTGCAGTACCAGCAATCGTTGCTACAGGGATTACCGTTAGAAGCTCAGTCAGTGTCTTACTCTACTCCTAGCACGTTGTCTCAATTAGCCGGTGGAGATAATGCGATTAATACTCTATTTAACAGGTATGGGCTTGGTAGTTTGTTTGGGGGTAGTAGTGATGCTGTAACAGAGCAAGTTACTGAAAAAGCTAAAGAAGTAATTGGAGGAGGAGAGTAATGGTCATGCAACAAGGCGGAATAAACGAGCTAGTCAATCAAAAAGCTGATGCCTATCGTGGTAATCCTCAAGCATTAGAAAAAAGATATCAACAGAATCAACAACTGTTAGATTTGCTCGCCCTTCAAAAAGTTAAGTCTGATAAAGAAGCCGCTGCTCGTGACATGCAGTTAAAGATGGATCAGAATCCTAACACCATAGCACAGCAACGCGAGCAAGAAGTCTTGGCTATGACTAAAGATGATATGTCTAAGCAGGTATCTGGAATTTTAGGACAACGGCAAAAACAACAACAGAAAAACATGCAGCGCACTGCTAAAGGACAAGGTATACCTGCGGCTCAACCCCCTCAAATGGCCGCTCAAGGTGGCATTATGGGGTACGCGCATGGTGGCGAGCATAACGATGAAGATGCTGACGAAGGAGGAATGATAGATTTTCTTACAGAAAACGCAGCGGGCTTAATTAGTGGGGGAATTATTGCTGTTGATCAACTTAAAGAAGCAAAAAAATCAGGGGGTTTAGGTAATCTTGCAAGATCAGCAATAGGTAAACTTAAAAACCTTAAAAACCTTCCCGGCGCAGCCGGTAAGATAGGAGACATTGCGGCAAAAGCAGCAAACCTTTTTACTAGAGCAGGGCCACGTAAAACCCCTCCAGCTAGATCCCCTACAGCATCAGCAAGAGATCCTAGGGCTGTATCTGTCGTGCAGGGGTCAAGGGAACTTAGTCCTACAAAGATAGGAGCGGCAGGGTTAGGTCTAGCAGGAGCTGGTAAGGCAATAGACGCTTTAACAGACGAGACATCAACAGATCCTATACCAACTACAGTTACAGGTACAAGAAAAAAAGTAGAAGAAAAGAAAAAAGATCCTCCTGTTAATCCTTTAGAAGAACGAAGACTAGATATCCAAAGACAAAAAGATGAACTTATTGCTCAAGGCAAAGATTTTGATCCTAGGGCAGATATATCTGGTACTTCAATTTTTGATAGAAACAAAGAGGCTGGTATAAATACGATTTTACAAAAACAAATAAGCCAAGATCCTAAGGCTTTAGCTAATCAAGAACGAGATGACTTCTACCAAGATTCAGATCGCACAGGTGTAGCTAGCACTCTACAACGCAGGATAGATGATATAGAGGCATACGATGCTAAGAGATATGACCCTGCTAGGATAGAGCGAGAAGCCGCAAAAAGAGCTTATGAAGCTATGGGTGTAGCTGGTGCGGGTTCAGCCGGAATAAATGCGGCTAGAAACAGCTATACGGATAGCGCAGAAAATGCCCAACGTAACAGTCTTGTTCAATACTTTAACTTAGAGCAATCTAAGATAGGTACAGACTTAGCTATTGTAAACAAGGGCAATGAACTTAAAGCTAAGATATGGGGAACTCTTGCTACTGAACGATCAAACGCTATGAGTATATTATCTAGTGTTAATGTAGCAGATGTGCAAAATGCAACAGCGCTAGCTAAAGAGGCTCGGCAAGCTAACGACGCTCAGATAGATAGGAAACTAACTTCTCTTAGAGATGATAGTGCTGATAGACGCGCTGAAATAATGGCTAATATTGAGAATAGAAAGATAGATGTAAATTTATACAGAGATTTAATGGCATTAGAGGCAGACATAAAAGCTAGTTTAGCTACGGATGAGAGATTTATGAATGGGCAAGCGGCAATGGCTAAACGTGCGGCAGATCCAGAGGCAGAGTTAACTAGGGAAGAAATGAATGACGCTATGTATGCTGTAGTTCAACTTGAAGAAGCCAAAGCCAAAGTTATGTATACTAATATTACGGATGGGTTAAGTGGACAGATTTTGAGCGATGCTAAACAAGGTCAAGATCAAGGTGAAGTTGAGGATAATGATGGAGATATAGCAACGGCAGTTGCAGCCATGCAAGCAGCGGCAGGTGATTAAATAATATATGGCTACAATAGCGGAGTTAAAAAAAGCTATCTCTTTTTACGCTCGTTCTGGAGAAACAGATAAAGCGTATAGGTTACAAGAGAAACTTATTGACTACCAAAGAGCGCAAGCCATTAGTAGGTTTGGGGAACCTGCTTCGGATGCAGGTATATTTGAAAACATAGGCAAGGGTCTTGGTAGAGGTGTTACAGGATTTCTTGAGACTAGTGCGCTAGGTGTAGCTACTGCTCTTGAAGAAGAAGACGAACTTGTAGCCCGTAAAAAAATTAAAGACTTTTTTGATATAGAAGCCCTAAAAGGGGCTGATGAAGAGTCTTTAGCGTTTCAAATCCCCCTTGCTATTGGATCTATAGCAGCCCTTGCTCCAACCGCCCTTGTTGGTGGATTACCTCTTGCTGGTGTTTTAGCTGCTGGCGCAGGTGCTGGCGAGGCAAGTGAACGCGCTCGTTCTTTTGGAACAAGTGAAGAAGACCGTGGTATTGCAGCTTTAAAAGGTGTTGCTGTAGGTGCTACAGAACTATTCCCTCTCGGTAGGTTATTTAAAAACTTACAGATTCCCGCAGTACAAAAAGTACTAGACAAACTTGGCCCTAAATCTATAGAGGGTATAAAAAGTAGAATACAGAGTGCCGCAGGTACAGTCGCAGTAGAAGGGGTGCAGGAGGGTGCAGCCGCTATACTTCAGAATCTTGTAGAGCAAGGGTACAACCCAGAAAAAGAACTTGTAGATGCTGGGGTACTTGAAGAAGCAGCTATAGGCGGTACTGCTGGTGGTATATTCCAAGCACTTGTAGACGTGCTTTCTGGTAAGCGTAAGCCTAGAACTACTGACACTGAAAGCTCCGAACCTAGTGAAGTAGTTACCGGAGAAGGACTTGGTGCTACTCAACCTGAAGAAACAGAAGTAAGTGAAGAAGATGTTGCAGCAGTAACTGCGGCTGATCTTGATAGTGTAGTAGATGCAGACACAGAAGTAGACGTTGACGCAGTGGCAGGAGAGACAGAACTTTCTAAAGCAGACGACGAAACACTCGCTGCAATGGGTCAAGACCAAGAACGCCAAGAAAAAATAAAAAGTCTTCAAAGTGATGTAGACGAAGTAGGGTTTTCTTTAAATATTGCAGAAGAAATAAAAACAAGAATTGGTGAAGGAGCAACTTTTGATAATGCTTTTAGCGAGTTAGAATCTGAAGTAGAGATGGCTGTTGATTTGACTTACGGCGATCAAGAAAGGCTCGATGCTACTAAGAATGAGGAAAGGGTAGATGATAGTTCGATTATAGCTGAGATTCAAACTATAGCAGACAGTGATTTAGCACAGGGAGTAGATAACAGAGAGAGCTTAATAGAACAACTGGAGGGACGTGGTAGAGGTGACCTTGAAGATGTCGTAGAAGAAGCCTATCAGAGAGCTACGAACTATAAAACGGTGGATGAAGATGCTGTATTATCTGACGCAGGAAGAAGTGGAGCTAGCGTTTCAACTACTGGCCCAGAAGAAGGTGAAATCTCCGCCGCCTCCGTTAGTGGCGAAAACATTATCGAAGCTAACGCAGGAGGAGTGGACGAGCCTAGGCAAGGCTCTGCAAGTCTTGATGGAGGAGCAGAACCAGACGCTGTTACATTAGCAGCCGAAGCAGCAGCCAGAGCAGCCGCCGTCGCTAAACAAAGAGAACAAATAAACAATAACGTTGAATATGCTAAACAAGTTTTAGTTAAAGATGGACAAGCAGTAGAGGTAGCCACAGATGAGTTAGCTGCTGACAACACAGATAAGAAATTTACAACGCCACCAACGGAAGCAGAGCAGCGTAGGCTCGCCATAACAGCAAAAGGAGAAAAAGCTCTTGTAAATGCACCAGCGTTAAGTGACGTGCCTAAGTTGGTAAGATCCCTGCAAAACGGACGTGGAATAGCGTTGGATGGGGAAGGGTCAAGAAAGTATAGCGGCAAAAAGTACAATATTGACGAAGCGTATGAACTGGTAGACCAAGAAATAGATGCTGCACAAAAGAATCTTAGTGCGGTAGAAGCTATAAAACCCGCAGAAAAGGTTATTGCTCCCAAAGCCAAGTTTACTGGGCTACCTGCTGACGTACCTGAACTTAACAAGGAGTTCACAGACAAACTTGATTTAGAAGAAAGATTTATAAAGGTATTTCAATCGTTCAAAAAAGACAGTGAGGGTGAAACAAACCAACAGATAGCTACTTTTCTAAGGGATGGCTACGAGAAGAGTCGTAAGCCCGTACCTGATGGTACGCAAGAGTACATAAACAAGTTTGCCGGTGAAGCTACAGATCAAACACTCACTCCTACAGATCAAAAACCCCCCTCAGACATAAAAGATAGAGGCGTGCTTGCGAAAGAAGGTATACCTATAAATACAGGGCAAAGGGTTAGTGAGGCGGCTAAAATAACAAAGGAAGTTGCTATACGTACCGCTGAGAGAAATAACGCAAAGAGAAAAGAAGCGTTGGAACAAGCAGAGGGGGTTGCAACCTCTACAAATATAGAAGGTAAGCGGATAATTGCAGAAGAGATTGAGGCAGGTATAGCTAAAGGAGAGACCGAATCACAAGTTATTGAACGGTTAATAGCAAATCTAAAAGGTAAAAGAAGATTACGTTTTAACAATGCTTTAAAAGATAAACCTGAACCAATACCTACAGCCGAAGAAACATCAGTTGTAGAAGAAGAAGAATTTTCAGAATCTGATGATGGCATTTCAGATTATTCAGAAGACGATAACTCCCAAGTTATAGATTCTCTTGGGGGTACTTCTCAACTTCCTCAGAACTTTGTAAATGAGATAGATGGGGTAGCGCCTCCTAACGTAAAGACTCTACTAAAGAAAGATAATCTTAGCGGTGCTCTTAAAGCATTGAGTGCCGTAAGTGAAGACAGGCGTGTAAAGCAGATAGCCCGTGTTTTGTCAGAGGCTGTGGGTAGCACTAAAGTTAAAATTACCGAGGGAGATTCGTACCTAGCCTCTAACGGTACTATATACATAAACAAAGCCGCTAACGTACATACCATATTGCATGAGTCTACTCACGCGGTGGTAGATATTACCCTAGATAACGCCTCGCACCCCATGACAAAACAACTTACTGCTTTGTACAACGGGCTAAAGGGAGACTTAGACACTGCATACGGCTCTAAGGATCTAAAAGAGTTTGTAGCTGAAACCCTAAGTAACTCTGAGTTCCAACAAAAGCTAGCAGGTATGCACCCAGACGGCTCTGCTAATAATGCGTTAGATAGGTTCTTTAGATCAGTATCTAACTTTATACGTAGACTTATTGGTATGGAGACTAAGCCTCTGGGTTCGGCATTGGAAGCGGCTGACCAAGCTATCATATCAATTTTATCTACCTCCCCGGCTACTATAGGTGCTGGTTCTACCTACAAGATGTCTACACGTGATGGAGTACAGAAAATACTTCGAGAGTTAGGTGACGTACAAAAAAGTTTTGCTCCTCCCACGAAGAAGTTTAGAGAAGACTTCGGAAAAGAAGGTGCTACTGTTTTAGATATGATCACTAACATAGCATCTAACCGAGGCGCATTACAAATATTAGACACTCAAGCTCTGGGAGACATAGCTAAAGAAAAAGGGTTTGGAGTGTTAGGTGATGACCTACATAAAGCTATTCAACGTATGCGCGGTAAGATGGATCAGTCTGACAAACTTATGACTGAGCGTGTAAAGAAAGCCGCCAAGTGGACTACGGGTAACCCTGAGAAGGCTAAAATATTAGACGAGCTTATTTACGGTAGAGATTACGGTGCCACAATCTATCAAGTAGACCCTACTATAGGAACTACAGCAGACCCCACCGCCGCAAGGCAGAAGTACGGCTCTAACTCTGACGAATTTATGGTCTGGAAAGAACAACGTAAGAGTTGGGATGCTTTGGGAAAGTCAGGGCAAGACCAATATAGATATATACGTGACACCTATAAGATACAGTACGAGCGGTTGAAGAAAGTTCTTACTACTCGTATGAAAGAAATATTTGGTGAAGAGGCAGTTGATTTACAAAAGAACGTGTTTGATAAGCTGTTTGATAAGACCGCCTTAGATGTTTACTTTCCACTAGTGCGAGAAGGCAAATTTAAAGTGTCCTACACACCTGCACAGACGATAGGGCCAGACCTTAGTGGTATGCGAGAAGACCGCGATAACTATGTTGTGGAGATGTATGAGACAAGGGCAGAACAGAATAAAGCCGTTGCAGACGCTAAAGCCTCTGGGCATATAAACGTAGAGTTCTCAGACGGGGATTTGACAGCAGCAAACTTTAGAAAGAATGCACCTGACACTGGATTTGTGAGCGATATACTTACTGCGTTAGACAAGAAAGGCGTTGACCCTACAATTCAAGACGAAGTAATGAATTTGTTTATTAACTCTCTACCAGAAACTTCTTTTGCTAAGTCGTTTAAGAGCAGGACTGGACAGGCGGGGTATAAAAAAGATGCCTTGTACTCTATGAGAGCCAAAGTATTTGACCTATCTAGACAGGTAGAGAGAATAAAGTCTACAAAAGAGATAAACGATATAGAAAAACAGATAAAAGAAAAGGCCATAGATTTAGGCAGAAACAATCTTAACTCTACTACTATAAAAAACATAGCCATTGAGTTAGCAGAAAGGGCTAAGTTTGCTAAAAACGGTGCGGAGGACAAGACTCTTGAGGGTTATGTAAAGAGTGCTAACCAAATAGCTTTTATATACACCATAGGGTTTAACGCTTCGTCTGCTCTTGTTAACACTAGCCAAATACCTTTGTTTGTCGCCCCTATGCTAGGGGCTGAGTTTGGGCATATTAAAACAGGTAAGGCAATAATCGACGCTTCTTCTATGGTAGCTAGTTCGGGTAACTCCATAGATAGTTATTTTGATATAACAATGAACGAAGATGCGGGGTCAAAAAACTTTGGGGAAGTTACTTACGAGCTAAGAAAAGGCTTACCAGACGATATTGTAAAGAAGTACAAGCCTCTAACTACTCTAGTCAAACTAGCTTCTGAACAATCCTATCTAACACAGTCGTACCTATCAGATGCAATGGGGCTTGATGAAAGCACTACGTCCTTTGAGTCTGTAAGAGAAAAGCTAGGGATGGAAAGTTCGGGACGTATAAACCGTGGTAACAAACCAGAGAAAGTTTTAAACAGTGTGTCTGCGGTATCTGCAATTATGTTTAACGCAGGAGAGCGGTTTAACCGTCAAGTTACATTGTTAGCCTCGTACAACTTGTCCTTAGAAACCATACAAGCTAGAGAAGTTAAAAAGGATAAAGCTGATAGGTTAACAGATCCACAAATGGAAATAGAAGCCTCAGAAGATGCGTTGTATAAATCTATGGAGTACAACGGTGGAGCAGTGCTAGAGACAGGTTCTAGGATATCTTCACAGGGGCTTGGGCGTGTAGCGTTTATGTACAAGAACTACGGCATACGTATGTATACCACTATGGCTAAGACGGGTGCAAGAGCTTTAGTTCTACAGTTCTCTCCCCCTAAAAATGAAACAGCTACCCAAAAAGAAGAGCGTCTACGACAGAAGAAAATAGCATGGGCGCAAGTACGAGCCATTCACTTGTCGGCTCTATTAATAGCAGGTATACAAGGTATGCCGTTATATGGTGCAGTAGCACTAGCTATGGATTTGTACCTAGACGATGACGAGGACGATGCGGATACTGTAGTAAGAAAGTACTTCAAAGAAGGGTGGTATAAAGGCCCACTTGTTGATGCCCTAGGTGTAGACTTCTCAGCCCGCGTTAGACTAAACAGTTTAATATTTGAAGCAAATAGATATCATAAAAGAGACTCTACGTCCATAGAAGAGTATATAGGACATTATCTTGGTGGCCCTGCCTTTAGTACGGGTAAAAGATTTTTTCGTGCGGGAAAAGATTTTGCTGACGGAGAAATAGAACGGGGTGTAGAAAGCGCGTTACCCGCAGGTCTAACCAATGTGCTAAGAAATAGTCCCATAGGACGTTTTCAGAAAGATGGAAGTATGCAGACTAGACGTGGGGATGTCATATACGACGATCTAACAGCGGGTGACTTCTTTGCTGGCATGATAGGGTTTCCACCTTCGGGGTATACCTTTGCCCAAGAGCAGACTGGTATAGAGCAAGGTATAAGTAAAGCAGTAACAAAAGAACGATCTAAGCTACTTAAAAAGTTTTATATGTCCATGAGGCAAGGAGATTACCCAGAAGCTAAAGCTATAAAGAAAGAAATGCGGGAGTTTGGTAAAAAACATCCTAGCGCAAGAATAGATAACGAGTCATTGCTAAGATCCTTTAAAGGTCATCAAAGAACAACAGCTAAGATGCATAATGGAACTACTCTTAGCCCCCTTATGAAAAGGACGTTAGAAGAGCAACGATCTGAGTACGATGATTCTGGGTTCTTTAAATAAAAAAACTCCCTGCCGCCTCGGAAACGAACAGGGAGAAGCAGACAACCTGCTAAAGAACACGCCAGACACGAATACCTAGTCTACCATCCTGTATTATAACAACGCTTTGTAACTTCCACTTCTTCCGAGTGGCTATAGCTCTACACTGAGAAACAGCTTTCTGTGTGTTTATACATGGTACGAACACAGAAGCCCCTATAACCATCTTACCCCAATTTATAATTACTTTTATACCATCGGGGTCTATGTCATCTATTTTAAGCATCTACCGGAGTGTTTGATGGAGTGTTTAGCGGAGTCTCTGAGCAGTCTATAGAGATCACACGGCAAGGTGGTAACTGCGTAGATGTACCCTTAGTGAGGCGCATAGTAATGTTCTTAGCCCCCATGTGCTTAGTTAAATCTGCTAAGAAAGAACTGTAGTTAATATCCTGTAGCCCACACCACGCTTTCAAAGGCTTTGGAGTTAGATACAAGCGTTTCACATCTACTTCATACCTACCGACTAGACGTATCCTTGGATCAAGTTCTGGAATTATAAGCTCATCCAAACCGTTATCTTGAGGCTTCCTTAGATCATCTGTGCTACGTATCTTCAGTATGTTACCCCAGTTCTCATGTAGGTAATTATTAAGAGTCTCTTGCGCTGAAGAACCCATGTCATCTACCACAGCTTTGTTCTGCCGTAGTAATCCCAATACATATGCCATTAACTTCTTTATACTAAAGTCTATAAGTCCTAGTTTCTTAGCTATCATAGCTCCAGTAATTGTGGCGGCAGTACCCGCTGACCAAAACCTATTCTCTGCTGTTAGTCCCGCTTCTGCGTCTATCGCCGCCTGTATACGAGCCATTAGAGCTTTAACTTCTTCTAGGTTCTTGATCACGTACTGTATGTAAATAGTACCCGCATGACCGTATATGTTCTCCGCATTAATAGCATGAGCGTCTGTTAGGTGCTTACTCTCTGTGTCATCAAATAATCTTACCGCTTTAGTTTCTAACATTCTTTGAGCCTCCGCTTTTGGCATAGCCTTCTTCATGGTTACTTTTTCAATTATGCTAGTGTTACCCGTTGTAACAGAAAGCAAGCTCCAAGGTTCTCCCCTAGCCCTCTCTGTGTTACCACCACCTGCCATACGATTCTTCTGCTTACCGCCCGATATTTGGTATATCATATCAGAGAGTTCTTCGGGTTTAGCGTTCGTCATCTCGTCAATATACAGTGGTAGGTTGTGGTATATCTCCCCACGTAACATTCTAGAGTTCTGCGTATCGTTCTTTTCTATTACTAACTCTTTCGGTTTACCCCAGACCGAGGCTCCTACGTACATAGCAGTCGTTTTACCTACCCCAGACTCCACGCTATGTACGTGTAGAGCCGCACAAGCTATAGGAGATAACTGCATTAGCGGCGATCCAAAGCTAGTGCATACGATATATTGGTGTAACTCAAACTTGTCACGGTTATAGAAGTTAACCATCTTCTTCCAATCTTCCAAAGTACCCTTGGGTTCAAAGGCGTAGAACAAATCTCTGGTAGGAGTAGAAGGGGGGTTGGATTCTATTCTATCCGCAAATATCTCCTTGTCTCCTAGTACAAAAGACTCGCATTCATCGCTAGTCCAACCAAACTGCCTACGTGCATGTTGCGTAGCAGTAGTGGCTTGCAACTCGTTTACCCACCTAGTTGTATAGTTCATAATATCATCCATTCTAGTTACGGCTACACCGTTGTGTGCCATGTGTTTACGAAACTCTTCTTTAGAGGTTGCAGCGGTAAGAGGTATAGTAAACTCTCGCACCCCATCTCTTGGTAGGTGAAGGCGCATAACTATACCCTCACCGCTTTCGACATCCTGCACACGTTTGATCACGTACAAGTCATTGTGGTAAATTAATTTCTCGTCTATATCCCCATCGTCGTTCTTAGTACGTAGATACACGCCGCCCGTAGCACCGCGAAAATACGGTTTTGGGTAGGACGGTATAGTAAAAGTCTCACTATCCCCAGATTCATCTGCTACCTCTACCAGATTATCTCCTACCTCTGCTTCCTTAACTCGTTTACCCAATACTATCGGAGAGCCTATCTTGCCCCAGTGTTTACAGTCTGTGCATACATCTGGACGACTATCATTAAATGTCTCACACCTGTGTACGTGTTTAGTGGTGTCAAACTTGCTGTCTGTTTCTTCAGGGTCGTAATGTTCGTATCCCCGTGATATTTTGTGTGCGCCTTCTCTACCACCATCTACGCAGTGTTTAACAATAGATACAGCATCAAACCACAACGGCTCACTCACTTCATTGGGGTTCTTCAGTACATGCGCTATCTGAGCGCACCCCTCACCCTTACCAGTTTTGACTATGATATCTTTAAAATAATTTTCCGTGTTGCTGTAAAGACCCTGCACTACCGCACTAAACTCTTCCACGGCCTTTTCGGGAACTGGTATCAAGTCGCTACCAAGCAGCTCTGAGAACGTATCAAAGTTAACTAGTGGGACAGAAGTGTTACCAAAGTACCCAACCTTAGTAGGAGGAGATGTCTTATAGTTATGAGTGGTAGGTATGCGTAGTATTCTAGCCGCATCTGAGGTCACCGAATGGTCGCACAGTAACCCATGTTTCTTGGTCATAGCTTTAAGTTTAGAAGCTATAGGGAACCACTCGTCATATATAACAGGTTCAGACAAACGCCAGTACACGTGTACACCACGCCCTGAGTTAACAAGCAGGGGTATAGGTAGGTTTAGAGTCTTACAAAAACTCCCTAACGCAACAATAGCTCCTTCTTGGGTTGCGTAGTCTTTACCTTCCCCACAATCAATATCAAAAAAGAATGACTGTAACTTGTGGGTGTTCGTTACCTTACGTGTAGTAGCTTCTTTAAATGTTGCTAGGGCGTAGTAGCAGTCGTATCCGTTTGTATCTAGTTCATGCGCTTCGCTGAGTAACTGATCTACCGTCTTAAAAAACTTCTGCGGCTTGTGACCAGTTTTCTTGTTGTGCGCCCAAATACAATAAAAACCTTCTGCGGCTAAAGACCCCTGCAAAAATGACTTAGTATCCATATTCGCATCCGAGAGAAAAAGTAGCAGGGGTGCAGGTACGCACCCTTTTCGGTGTATTGTTCCTAGCTACGGGTTACTTATGTAGGGGAGTTATCCGTCCCAACCGTCAACAATAAGTGCTAAGTCTTTGTCTTCTTCTTTTGGTGCTACGGACTTCTTCTTAGCAGTCTTTTTTGGTTGCTTAACAGGAGCTTCTTCTGAGGTGTCACCACCAAAGATATCGTCATCCACTTCAAAGGGAGTTTGAGCTTCGTTAACTTTGGCTGAAGCAACATTTTCAGGGGACACAGTTTCAAAGGGGTTACTACTATCATGCTCGAAACCCTCTACTGCGGCGAAAGGTGAAGCGGCTTCCATAGGTACGTACTTAGTAATCTGTACCGCTCGTAGGCGTATAGACACACCTGCCTCTGCCATCTTATAGGGATAGAACGTGACAGCTATATTCCCTACGCTTCCTGTGGTGAGTTTGAAGTCTTCTGGCAACTCCTTACTCTTCGCATCAAACTGTTTTGGTGGTTCGGTGGCATCCTTTCCATAGGCCGCTTTTAGTACAGCCTTACCCACAAACGTGCCTTCCTCTTCTTTCTCAAAGGGGTTAGGTAGTTTCTCAGGCC